ACGCCTCGACTACTCGCAACGCCTCCAGCGGCTGAGTTGGTACCCACCACATAGCCAGCAGGCAGTTTTCAGCGGCCAGCTCCCAGACCGGGAGACGGCAGATATCGAGCACAGTCATTGTCTGGTATTTATGCCCGGCGCCACGTTCTCCATCTTTGGCTTTGTCGCGGTAGGTCCAGGGCGGATCTGCATAAATCAGGGTGTATTTTTTGTTCATGCAGTCCACCACTCAATCAGTTTGCAGATCCCCCAGGTCACGACGATAACCGCGACCCAACCTGCAATGTCGATCACAGCTGCGAACCCGAGCAGGGCATGCTGGCTGTAACTTTCAGGTTCAACGTTCATTGCGCCTCCCCAAGCACCCAACGGAGTGCGCTAGCATACTCACCCTCGGCAGATTCCAGGGCTTTAGTGATTTCTTTGCGGGTTTTCAGGCGCGGCTTTGCTTCACCGAGAACCTGTCGCTGGCGACGGGATTTTTCATGGCCAGTTGTGCCAGCAGTTGCGGCTTCAATTTCCGCTACCTTTTCCCGCTGCTCTTCGGGTTTAAGCGATGCCAACTGACGCGCCTGGGTAACCGTCACTGTGCCGGACTCCACAGCGTCTTTGACTGCCTGAGTGGCATCCAGAAGGGACAGCGTTGCGCGTACGGTCTGGACACTCACGCCAAACATCAGCGCTAAATCGTCCTCATCGTGTCCACGCTCCAGCGCATCAGCCATTTTCTTTGCTCGGCCCAGCGGGGTATCGGCCTGGCGGATTTCGTTTGCGCTGACCATTGCCTGAGCCATCCGAAAAGCAGAACCGCGTTTAGTTACCGCAGGAACCAGCAATGGAGAATCACCCTGTTTAACCAGTCGCTTATTAGCCTCCAGGGTATGACGCACGCGCTGACGGCCATCAACCACACAGGCTAGCCCGCTTTCGGGGTCCTTCCAGACGATGATCGGCTCAAGCACACCCAGATCCATGATGTTCAACACCATCGCCTCGTTGATAGGCAGGTGAATACGTTCATCGTAAAGCGGGTGGCTCTTATCGGTGACCAGGTGCAGGTTTTCCGGTTCGAACATCAGGACGTTTGTTTTGCCACTGGCGCCATACGCGTCGATTGAGTTTTTAGCCATTTTTTTGAACTCCCATCAAACCGATATTTAGAAAATGTTTCATGCTCTCTTCTCCCGCCAAAAATTTAATCTCGCTTTGAAAAATTCCCGGTAGCTCTCCGGCGTCGCTGCAATCGACTCTACGATGTACTGCCGAGTAACTTTCTTCTCGAACAGCTGACGTATGAGTGCCGCGGCCCGCATGTCGTAGTGCTCTTTGATTTGGCACTCCTGCGGCCATTTGGCGCGATTGAGCGGTAAGCCGGGCGGCAGATAATCTGATTGCCCGGCCATGCCTCATGCCCTCGTTTTGTCAGAGTTGGCGTAATAGCGGGGATCCACACTGGTCAGTGTGAAATGCGGCACAGGCATGTCGTCATGCCGAATAATTCCGACGTGATTCGATGCGAGCATCGTTGAGATACGTTTTTGCAGATCACGTAAGGTGATCTCAGCATCGGGATGATGTTTTTTGATGGCTGAAAGAATGTTCTGATACGACAGTGTTTTACCCTTCATCAGCGCAACCAACTGCTGGGCGGAAACTTCATCGGTGGTGCTATTCAGAGGTTTAATACTCTCCAGTAGCAGGCGATGCCGGCCAATACTGCCGACGCGCTGGCCTGTTTTTTTATCGAAATGCTCATTAGGACCAGCAGACCAGACGGTAGCACCCTCGCTGAGTCTCACTGTTTTTTCACCCTTGTAATAAATCACGGTACCAGTATGTGTTTTACGGCGGCGGCCGGGTGCCGTGGGCGCAGCAGTTTCTCGTTTTACCAGCTTTTTCGGGGTGATCCCCGGAACGGGTTCTGGTCGTGGAGCTGCGACGAACACAGAACGGCTACGCGCGCGGGCGCCGGCATTCATGCGCCACAGAATCACAGGGATCCAGTTACATCCATCATCTGGATTTACTGGTTTTGGGTAATTTAAATTCGTGGTCATAGGTCTTTCCTCGGTTATATTGCGCTGGTCAGGCGCAGTTAAAATGCATCGGTGTTGTACTTCTCTGAATATTTACGCGGTTGTTTTCGTGGTTTTGCTGCCTCCAGTTGAATGCGGGTTTTCTCTTTGCCGACATGCTGATCAACGTGCAGGAAGTGGCCGTTTTTAAACTCCTGATAGATAACGGCACCAGCAGCACTGAATCGACTTTTCCCCAGGATAATTTCGGCGATCCCCGCAGCCGGGCTTTCAGGGTTGTAGACTTCATCGCGGTACAGGAACATGATGCTGTCGGCGTCCTGCTCGATAGAACCGGAGTCGCGGAGGTCTGACATAACAGGGCGACGCTGGGTCGCCGGACGGGAATCCACGGCGCGCGAAAGCTGGCTAAGCGCGAACGTTGGCGTATGCAGGCGCATAGCCATAGTTTTAAGGTTTCGGGAAATATGGGCGATCGCCAGGTCGTTACGCTCTGCCTTCGGTTTTTTAATCAGGCCAAGGTAATCAACAACGATCATCGCCAGATGCGGATAGCGGCGCTTATGAGTCTCTGCAACAGCCCGGATTTGCTCAATCGTCAGATCGGTAGCATCGACGATCCAGATATCGCGCCCGTTCATGGTTTCCATGGCCGCTGTAAAGCGTGCCCAGTCCTCGTCCTGCATATCGAGGGGATTACGCAGGCGTGACACTGACATGTTGCCAGACCCCGCCAGAGAGCGTTCTACGATTTGCGCAGCGGCCATTTCCATGCTGAATATCAACGCGCCACCGCCTGCAGCGGTAACACCATCGACAATCTTCAGCGCAAATTCTGTTTTTCCCATACCCGGACGCCCGGCGACGACAATCAAATCCTGCAGGTTGATTCCACCGGTCGCATCGTCAAGTTCCTCGATCCCGGTTTTCAGGTTTCGGGTGCCCTCTTCACCGTCCATGCGTTTCTGCATGGTTTCCATGTACACAGGCAGTAATTCGCTCATGTGTACCGGCTGCACGTCGCCAGTGTCGCCGGTCATGTCCAGCAGCTGCGCCACGGCAGTTTCGACAACCTGATCGCGCTGTTCCTGGTTGTTTGCCTGCCGGATACCATCAGCGCCCTGCTGCAGTAATTCGGCCATACGGCGGCTGCGCCACGCCTTAACCATTTTTCCGGCGTAACCCTTCAGGTTCGGTACCGTGGCAGGCATGCGCGTAATCTCTGATAAATCTGCCAGGCTACTACCGCCCAGCGCTTCGCTGACAAAAAGCATGTCGATCAGGCCGTTCGCCAGCGCCTGTTTTTTAATTTCGGAGAACGCGCGACGATGAAACCCTATGCTGAAAGATTCTTCAGGCGTAGAGGCAATCACGTCGAATGCATCCGGGCTGGCACCGCCGTTTAACAGGCCAGCTAGCACACAAGCTTCCAGTTCCTGCGGAGTCATAACGAACCTTCCCGGGTCTTACGTAACGTTTCTGGTTTCATCAGGTAGTCAAAGCTAGCTCGCCATCCGCCATCTGTACCGAAATAAAAATCAGGAGCATCAGCGCGGAATTTTTCGAAGTACCCCAGGAATGCACCGGTAGTTTTATTTTTCATGTGAGCAGCCAGGCGGGTGATCATCCGGCGGCGGTCGGCATCCAGTTCAGCAGCAGGCAGAACGTCAGCGAAAATCTCGTTGTAGCCGTTCATGACGGCTTCCGGGTCAATCTTCGCCTCTAAAACAGCCCACGCCTCAGCGTCGGCAAGATAGCCATCAAAGCGGTTTATCCGGCAGATGTTCGCAGGCTTCGGCAGGCTATCGCCGCGACGGCGCCATGTGGCCAGCACCCAGCGGATAACCAACTGCAGTTCGTCCAGGGAGTACCCTTCCCGAGTGGTGGTAGGAGTCAGCATCATCACAAACGGCTTCAGGTCACGGCAGCGGGTACCGGTTTGCTGGTTGTAAAACTCCAGGACTTTTTGAGCATCAGAAAAA